TACTATCGTTATGTGCGAGCATTCGCACTGATTGACAATTGATGCGGCACCATAAAGATAATTGCAAGACATGTCCCATCGCCCAACAGCGGTAAAGGCAACATATTGCAGTACAACATCCATTTTCGGGTATGTATAGACAACGCCCCGGACGAAACCACCTGCCCCCGTAACCTTGGCCCAGTTCGCTGACGTGGATGTATTGCGGAGTCTGCAATTATTCATCACAACGTCCGCGCTGACCAATTCAAGTTCGGACCCCGGCCCGAACGTAAAGCATCCATCCTTCCCGCTACCATTGCCCAGATTGAGATGCCCTGTCATCGTAAGTTTGGCGTTGTTTATCAGCCCGCCGCCCTGCAACGACTCAACCGTTCCGCCAGCACTAGTTACGTCAGCGGAAACCGTGACCTCATGCCCAGCAGCAATAACAAACGTGTCAGCAGAGGTAGGCGCAACTCCCCCAACCCACGTCGAGCCATCAGCAAAATTTCCTGTAGCCTGTGATGTGATTACCGCCATTTACCGCACCACCCTTGTCATCAATCTTGCCTGCCCACAGGAGCACCGCTCCCACTCCACTTGCACAATCACCATTTCCCGCAGCCGTGCGCCGATCTCCGCATACGCAGCACGGGTCAGCGTGCCGCGTGCGCAGGACAGATAGGCGCGGTCCTGGCCGAGAAGCTGCATGTTCACGGCGAGATCATAGGGATCGCCATATTTATCATGCTGAGACCCGGCGCGGATCTGCATTGTGATTGGGTGAATGGAGACGCCCATGTTACTCAGCCGGAATCCGGATATCGAAAGCGGCCAGGGTAAACGTGTTGCCCGACGTGACCATCTGCGCACTGGCCAGGCTTCCAGCAGCAAGCAACCTACTGTTTGTCGTGTCCGTCAGCGCCCAATACTGCGCGTCATCAGATGTGTCGGTCGAGGTCGCAGTCACCGTTCCGTCAGTGATCTGAGCTACCGTCACCTTACGTCCGTTGGGAGAACCAGCAGCGGGAGAGCCGACGCTGGGAGTCAGCTTGTTGCCCACGGTGTAAGTCGTGGTCGCCTCTGCGTAGGTCGTGGGCAGTGTGTGGCAGATGTCGAGGCGGTTGGCCTCGGTGTCCAGGACGGTGAGGCCGTTGTCGAGAACTCTTTCGTATAAAGGCATGGCGTGGGCTCCTCTATCTAAACTTGTCGTAGATTGTCTGACACTCTATGCACCGCGTGCACCCCTGCACCGCCTGCCGTCTCGCCTCGGGGATGATCTCCCCGCACTCTTCGCAGCCATGTGCCGATTCGGCTGGAGCTGACATCCTCTCGCGTTCGCGCTTTCTAAGTGCGTCTGCGAGGTGGCCCTGACTGGCCATGGATGCCTGATCCGCGAAATCAACCATGATGCTCTCCAAGGGGTTGAAGGCGACCCCGACCAGCCAGGAGGTAACTGGCCGGGGTCTATCGCAAGGGGGGTTTTGCTTATCTGTCGAGCAGCACCTTGACCGTGCCTCCGCCGGCCGCCTTTGTGGCGATGGCGTAGCCCATCAGGACGTTGGGCGCGGTGCTGGTCGCGGTAGCCGCTCCAGACCCAGCCTGGCCGCCCACGGGGTTGCCATCGGCGTCCCAGTAGACCGGTGCCCACTGCTCGATGGCCGCTGCGGCGGCGGGGATGTCCCACACGCCAGCGATGGCCAACTGACCGATGGCACCAGCTGCCACGTCGGTCATGCTCACGCCAGCCAGGGTGCCTACAACAACGACCTGCCCGGACTTGACGTCCGCAGCGGCCGTGAAGGGGATGACTTTCCCTTCCTGCACATAATTTTTTGCCATGATCTATTCCTCATGCGGGGCGGATGGCCGCCCCGTCGTTATGGTTTTTTTTAGCTGTCCGCGTACTTGTAGAGGGAGCGCCAATCCACGGCCTTGGCGGCGCAGCGCATCTTGACCTTCCATTCCGTGCCGTCGACACGCCAGCCATCGCGGGTGTAGAGTTGGGGCGCCTGCTGGCCGTTCAAAAAGAAAATCTTGACGGTCTTGCCCTTTGCGCCAGCAAGGTACCAGGCGGAGGGGCTGGCATCGGTGAGACGCGGCTCGTACACGCGGATGAAGTAGTTCCCGAAGTAGGGGTTGACAGCGCCAGGCTTGGCCTGCGTGCCTTCGTAGTTGGACAGGAAGAGCTGTTCGGCAGCGCCTTCAAGATCGACAGGGGCCAAGAAGAACTGCGGGCGGATGTTGAGTCGACGCTTTCCGGCGACATCCTTCTGTTTCTTCATGGCGGCGATGGCCGCCCCCAGTGTACTCACGCCCGGGGCTGCGCTGGCTCCAGAGAGATTGGCGTGATCGGCGTGGAACAGGGCCTTGCCGTCGCCCATGTTGGTGTTGGCTGTCAGAACCGCGTAGGCCACATCTCCAACCTTGCGGGCAGCAGCCTCGCCGTGAGCTGCAGGGATGTCGGTCATGGCACTCAGGTCGTCGTTGATGATGGCCTCTTCAGTCAGGGCAAAGAGCTTGCCGAACTTGGCGACCTGGAAGACTTCCTTGGCATCGTCACGATCGCCATACTTGTACTCAGCGGCCTCGGGGATTTCGTCCAGGTCATCCAGCTCAGAGGCACGGACGATGCTGTTCTGCTTGAGGTCGGGAGCAGACCCCACGTCGCACCAGTCCGACCAGGTCTCGGGCGCGGACTCGTAGCCGTCCATTAGGCTCTTGTTGGCAGCTGCCGCCAAGATGTTCGGGAGGTCAGACGAGGTCATGGCACGGGCGATCATCTCGGAGAGATTGCCGGGTGCGCGGCGGCCGCTTCTGGTCAGGCACTCGCGAGCCAGTTCGCGCAGGGAGAGCCCTGCCAGGTCGCTCTGGCCGCTTGCTTGACCGCCACGGATCAGAACTGCCTCCATGGCTGCGGCGCGGAACTTGTCAGCATCAAGCACGCCCATTTCGGCGCGGAATCCGACAACGGGGTCGCTCGCGCGCTGCTGGCTGACGTGCTCAAGAACAATGCCGTTGAAGTCGGAAACAGTGGTTCCGTCGGCAATGGCTTTTTCTGCCAGCTCAAGGCAGTCGAACTTACGGCCCATGGCCAGCAGCTCGGCACTGCGCTTGTTGTTTTCAGCGACCATGCGGGCCGCTTCGTCCGCCGCGTCTTTGCGGATGGCATCCAGGTCAATCGGCGCTACGGGCGCCGGGGTGGGCGTAGCCTCAGGGCTGCGGCCCTCAATGTCTTTGGGCATGACTGCCTCCAGGGGTTGAAGGTTTGCCGCAGCTCTCGCCTTGGCCAGCTTATCCGCCCCGATGGGGCAGATGGACAATTCTTTGATTTCGAACTTTGTGGAGAGCTTGACCGGTCCGTCATAGGACTTGCCGTTCAGGGCATAGCTCTGGCCCTCAGGAACCCACACCGACTCCTGCACCGTGTAGCCGATGGAGAAGTCGGTCAGGTGCCCCTCGCGCACCTTGGTCAGCGCGCTGTCGGCCTCGGGCACGCTGGAAAAATGGACGGTGCCGACAAGGGTGTCACCGTCGCGCCGAATGTCGCGCACAGAGCCGAGGACCTGACCAACTCCGGAGCGGTCGTGCGTGTCCAGGAGAGGCATTTGCTTGGCGTAATTTGCGCCATCCAGGATCAAGATCTCGTCCACGAGCTCCCAACGCTCCCAGTCCACGACCTTGGCCGGGGCCTCGGTGGTCATGACCGCGTCAACGGTGCGGGCCTGCTCGTCCAGGGTGGCCGGTCCACTAGGGGCGACGGCCATTTTGCGGGTGGTCAAATTTGTCTCAGGCATCTTCTTCGTCCATGATAGTTGCAGGGTTGCTGGCAGTAGCGGTACTGGCCTGTTCCACGGTCAGGCCGCGAGCCTCTCGCATGGCCTTAGCGCGCGCGATTTCATCAAGGACCTCTTCGTAGTCGCGGCCGCGCTCTGCTGCCGTCTCGATCTCGCTGCACAGGGTGGCGTCGATCTGATCTCGCTGTGCCTTGGACTCTTTGAGCGGATCAATCGGCTGTAGCCCGGGGACTGTCCACCGGCCATCAAGCCACAACCACGGATCGCGCCAGTAGCCAGGCAGGGCCACGCGGCCAGCCATGACCATGGCATCCATAGCCTCGGCCAAGGCTGGTTGGCACAGATGCCGCACACGACGGCGCTGGCGGGACTTAATGAGGGAGCCGAAGTCATTACGGGCCAAGCGACTGCTCGAGTAATTGGACTGGCTGTAATCACCAGACAGTATGTCGTAGGGCACGCCGGTGGTAATAGAGAGCATGCGCAGCGTGAAGCGCACAAAGGGTTCAAACCCGGAGCCGGGGCGAGGGTTCGCCGCCAGGGTAATCTTTTCCCCTGGGTTCAAATATTCGATGACGGCGTTTTCCAACTCCTCGATGCGCTGCTGCTGACCGTCCGGCCCTGCCTCTGATCCGACGCCGCGCATGGCCTGAAACCCGGCCGTGTCAGGAGTCTCGACCATAGCCAGATACTTTGCGGCCATCTTGGCCCCGTCGATCTCGGCGTCGACGTACTGGGCAAGGTCGCCAGCCAGGAGCACGCCGGAGGCAAAGGGGCTGATCCCGCGCAGCTGGCCGGGGCGCAACCAGTGATAGCCGTGCATGATGTCGGCGGCGAGGACGCGGCGGATGTCGCGGCGGTATTCGCCGTGATCGATGTGATAGGCAACGGGGCGGCCGGTCAGTGCTTCGTACTCAACGCCCTGGTCGATCAGCGTGCTGCCGGTCAGGGTCGGGGAGGTCAGGCGGTCAGGCTCCAAGGCCAGGAGCTGGAACGGAGCCCACGCCTTGCGGTCGCGGATTTTGAGAAAAAGGTACTCGCCGCACTCACAAATCTGCCGCTCGGCAAGCGCCTGGAGTTCGCAGAAGTGCAGCTGTCCGGAGGCATCGGCCTGCTCTGACCAGCGGCGGACCGCTGCCTCAAGCTCGACGCGGCGCTCATGCTTGCTCTGCCATGAATAGCCGTCAGGCCCGACAACGAGGGTTTCAAGGATGTCAACGGCGCGGGAAAGGGGACCGAAGTCGCGCACGAGCTGCCGGATGCGGGAGCGAACGGCAATGGAGCTGCTGCGGATCTCATCGTTGACAGTGGCGTCAACAGGCATCCACCCGTGCACGAGGCGGCCAGCTTTGGCGGCTGCGTACTGGCGAACTGTCGCCCTCCGCGGACCACGGACATACGGGCGGCGCGCCATCAGAAGCGGCCTCGCGGTCTGGCATAGGTTCGGCCAAGTGGGGCGGAAGTGGTGGAAGATTCGGCGGCGGCCTTTGCGCTGACAAAGCCGTAAAAGGCCTGCCAGTCTGTGAAGTTTCTGAACGTGCGCTGAACCCCGTCAACGGCATAGGACTGGGTCAGGTGCTGGCCGTCGGCCAGATCCTGCTCCATTTTCACCTTGAGTGCGGCCCATGTCGTAAATGGCAATTAAGGCTCCCGTGCTAGGGTCCAGTTTGGCGCGATCTTGTAGCCTTGGACGTAGCACGGGTTTTTTGGCGATCTGGAGTTTGAGGACAAAAAGGGCTTATTTAAGGGCAAAAAGGGTAAGTTTAAGGGTTGACAGGGATTCAGAACTATGCCGCTTCCCACCTCTTCATGCGCCAACTGTCAATCTTTCCCGTGTGCGCTTCCCACACGCCATCAATCTTCTTGGCCGGAAAATCTTCATCCCTGATCCACCCAATGACTGTTGACTCGGACCTGCTCACGTATTTGCAAATTTCTTTCATGCCAGTCAGAAATCGCCCGTTGTCAGCAGGGGCTTTGTGTCCAACAGCGGTTCGCCCTTTTTCCATGAGTCCCCCTATTACCAGCCGCGGTCTACGCGTTGGCGTTTTTGTTTACGTTGCGTGCGTACCGGCTGCTCCGACTGATGCGCCGCCCAAAACCTTACCCCGAGCAGATCCGCCGCCGCCAGTGCATAGACACTGCAGTCCCAAAGGTCGCAGCGCTTGTGCCCCGGCTGTCTCCAGATCCCGCGCGCGTCCTGATACTCTGCCGTCATGTGCCGGACAAAATCAGGGCTTGGCGAAGAGTGAATACTCATGCCGCCAGGTGTACCGGGACCAATGCCGATCTTTCCAGCCAGCAAGGTCTTGTAGTGGTTCGTGTCCACGCGCACGAGCTGCAGGCCGCCAGGAATCGGGTACTGCTTGCCGTCTCGGGCCGGGACCTTGTCCAGCATGGTTGTCTTCCATGGCGTGCCCGTAATGCGCTGTTCGCCCTTCAGCGGCATGACGTGCTTGCGCGTTCTGCAATAGTCGTAAACTTCGGCCGTCCTGTGGCCCTGCGAGTCCATGAGCGCCAAGCGAACAGGGTGCGCAGATCCTGCAGGATCGAGGTAGCTCGCGCCCCAAAGGATCGAATCCACGAAATTCAGATCCGGAGCGAAGCACCCGCGCACCAGGTGCCCGGTCAGGTCCTGGCCCCATGCCCAGACAGTGACCCAGAATCCGTTGTCCTGGGTGTCGACGCCAGCAGTCAGCGCGAGAGTTTCGGCAGGCGCAACGCCAACTGACAGTTCAATCTCCAGCGCATGGATTGACTCCGGGTCCTTGGCCGACTGCTGCCGTTCTTCCCATGGTTCCGCCAGGCTGGAGTTGATGAAGTTGTGCAGGGCGCCGGTATTCCCCTGCTTGGCCTCTTTGGTCGCAAGTATGAATTTCGCGGCCAGACTTCCCCAGGTTGTCCATGGCGAATAGAGTTCGGAGAGGTGATAACTGACGCGGTCGGCCTGGGCTTCTGGGTTCTCCGGAACCCACACGCCGGCATCAAGCATGGTTGCCTTGTGGCGTTCAGTGATGACGCCCTTGCAATGAGGGCACTCCAGCCAGGCTTCGCTGATCACGGTCTGCGCAGCTGCACCTTCTGGCCACTTGACCTGATCCCACATGAGCACAAAGAACGCGCCGCAATGAGGGCAGGGCACATTGTACCGGCGCTTGTCCGCGGCCTCGAATGCCTGCCAGATAGGGGCGATTGCGATTGTCGGCGTGGAGGCCATGACGATCTTGTGATTTCGAAAACTCTTCACGCGCTCCGTGGCCAGACTCAGGGCGTCGGCTTCGCGTTTGGATTCGTCTGGCCACTTGTCGACCTCGTCCGCGAACAGGAACCGGATCGGCCTGCTCGCAAGCTGCGCCGGGTTGCCAGCGCCCTGCAGGTACAGGCTGCAGTTGTCGAGGCGCATCTCTGCCGATGAGAAGTCAAATCGGTCAGGGGTCTTGTGCCTGGCGAGGGCGGGGCAATCTTCGAGAAGAGGCTGCAGGCGGTTTTTGGAAAACGACCTGGCCGCGTCCATCGAGCTCTGTACGATGAGCGACGGGCCCGGGTCCTGGTCAACGCTGTAGCCAAGCATCACGAGCATGGTCATGGTCTTGGCGCTCTGGGCAGACCAGCACAAAATGATCTGCCGGATTGCAGGGTCCCTGAACATCTCCAGCGGCTCGCGGCAGTATGGTGTCTGCTCCGTACTGTAGCGGCCCGGAAATGCCGTGGCGCGGTTCGAAAGTTCAAGATGCTCCTCCGCCCATTGCCACGGATTCAGATCCGCCGGGAGCGCCCACCCCTGGCTCCACCACTGCGCCAGCGTCTGGTTCAAGTCGTGAAATTGCATGTCGTATTTCCCTTTCGAGTAGCCTTTGAATCTTTGGCCACGGCAAGCCCTCCAATTGCGGGGCCATCTTTCCGGGCAAATCGAGTAGCCCGGTCTTTGCTGCGACGATCCTGCGGAGCATCCACTCCTTGGCGCTGGCCTGTGGCACCAAGTCGCCGCGCTCTTTCTGTAGGTCGAGCAGGTTTTTCTCCGCTTTGCGCAGCAGTTCCAGGGCCTGAGCGTAGCTTTTGAACACAGCCTCCGGCGCCTTTCCGCTATCCACGGCCGACGTCCAGCGCTGGAACGCCATGACCTCCGCCTGTCTGAGTCGAACCAGCGCGCTGTCCAGGCCTGGCTCAAGACATGAGACTGTTGCCGCAGCTTCTGGCGCGCCGCCCTGGAGACCATCAACCCTCTCCAGGGTGTTTTCCGCGTAGGCCTCAACGTCGGCGATGGAGAACGAGCCATCTGCGCCAGCTGGTATTTTTCCGTCAGCTGCGTGGCGGTAGATTGTCGCCTGCGCGCACTTCCACCCGGCGGCCTTGAGGTAAGCGGTTACCTGTTTCGGGTTCTGTAGGCTCGCCACTGGAGCGGCCTGGGTTCTCGGTTTCGTTTTTGTGCTTCTCATGGGAATTTATCGGGCCATTGGCGACCCCTGTCAGTCTGGTCCTCGGGAGGACCCACGACGACACGGCTCAACGCCTGCCGATGCTCGCTCACAGACCTATCCACGGCTCACCACGTCGCCCCTGGTGGACCGCGACGCCACGTCCAGCATCTCGCGCAGCCTACTGAGCTTGCCGTCTCTCGCGACCTCAAGGGATGTATCAACGGCTATGACAGACTCGCCAGTGATGTCGGCCACTATCTCGACAACCTGCCGCAGCATGATCTGGACATCAGCCACCTCGCGCAGGACAGAGACGCCAGACACTCGACCACGCAGGAACTGGTTCAGCGCAGCCACGAGTTCGCCACATTCCTCGGACACCATACCGGCTTGGGCGTGCACGCCCCATGCGTCGATTGCCTGACGGTAGATGCTGCTCACTTTGCCTCCATGGGTAGAATTTCAACTCTCACGCATCCACCCTTGACCACGTCTCCCCACTCGACAACCTTGCGCCGGATCTGGGAGTCATCGATCCAAACGCCTGCCTTGGTCATGGCGTCAAACAGGCTCTTGCCTGCGAAGTTGTCTTCATCCCGTCTGCGCAAATCCGGTGGGCAGAGCG